TGAACGGTACGCCAGGGACCTACTCCAGTTTGTACAAGAGGTCTTGCATGGTCGTCTATGAGGACGCAGTCGCTGCCCTTTTATTGGCAGACACAAGCCTGATGGCCACGTTGACCGGTGGCATGTTCAAGAGCGGCACGGTCGGTCCTGCCGGTATCACGCGTGAGACCGCGTCCGCCGCGTTTGACACGAACGGGTACCTCAAACCGTGCGCCCTTGTCAGGCAACGCGGTAACATCCCGGACAACGTTATGCGTGACGAGATTGCTCAGGTCGTCAGCGCAACTCAGGTCGTGGAGGTCTACGTCTACGCGGATGCGACTGCCGACTTCTCGGTCGTTAACACGGCGCTCGGGCGTATCGCTCAATTGCTGGAAGGACGCGCGTTTACGGGGTCGTTCCCGTGCGCGCTGGTCAACATTATCGACCGCCAACGCGACCAAGGGTCACTGTACGGGGCAGTGATGGCGCGCGCGGACTTTGCTATCGCGAACGTGATTACCCTGCCCTAGGAGGTAGACATGGCACTGCAAACGATTCACAGAGGCCTGCGACAACTCAAGATCGCGAGTTGGCTCGCGGCAAACTCGTACGGGACCCCCTACCTCATTCGTGGGGCAAGGTCAATGGCAGTTGAGATCGTCGTGGAGACTGACGAGCTACGCGGCGACGACGTGGTGCTAGACCGGTACACGAAGATCGTGTCGGCCAACGTCAACGTCGAGATGGCAACGGTGGACTTGGCGGCGTATGACACGCTAACCGGCGCAACGCTGACGTCCACTGCCGATTACGAGGACCTGATGATCTCCGAGTCGGACGAGGTGCCCTACGTGGCCCTTGCCGGCCGCATCGTCGGGTCAGGCGGTATCGGCGACTTGCACATCTTTATTGCGAAGGCCAAACTCGCCGGCAACGTGGCGCTGCAGGCCCAGCAGGACACCTTTATCCTGCCTGGTGCGCAGTTCCAGGGCGTGCACGAGGGCTCAGTGAACGGGATCTACCGGCTTCGCAACTTTGCGACGCCTACCTTGCTTGACATTCCGTTGAGGACGACAGTAGGAGGCCTATGATAGAGACTAACGGAAACGGCGCGACCCCGGGCCCTACCCCTACCCCAGCCGCGGAGTTCCGCAGGATTAGGGAGCGTGGTGAGATCATCCCGCTCCCGACGACTGGCAGGGTTGTTCGGATGCGGATCGTGAAGCCGTCTGCCCTGCTTAAGTTGGGAAAGATCCCCGACCCGCTGACTGAGCTGGTGATCAAGATCCTGTACGGTCAGGTGTCGCCCGAGCAGTACGCCCAGTTCTTTGAGCTCGCCGACCGCCGTGAGCACGCCGAGGACCTAGCTGAGTCGTTCAGGGTCGTGTGCACCGCTGCGCTGATCGAGCCCAAGGTTGTGGACAACCCGCAGGCCGACGACGAGATCCACATCGACGACCTGGAGGATAGCGAGCAGCGGTACATCTTTGACTTGGCGCTGCTGGAGGCTACTGGGTTGTCTAGGTTTTGTAAGCGACAAGCAGAGCTTATGGAATCTATGGACGAAGGCGCAAGCGCTCCATTGCCGGCCGAGCGCGTTGCTCAGATTGAGGAGTGAGTACGCGGCCTACTGCCTAGACGGGGCGACCGCGACCTTCGGGATCACGGTAGAAAACGCGCTGGCCGAGACAGTAGAAGTCGGGATCGGCGAGACCAAGAAGCATGTCGCGAAGTACACGATAGGGAAGTTGCTGGGCCCCAATTTCGTGTTGCCACGCCCAGGCGACTCTAGCGTAGGCGACATGGGGCTCCTCAAGAGCGCGGCTGGCGGGTTCTATGACGAGGTAAGCTAACATGACGCTTAAGTGGGACAAAAAGCCCAGCGACGCGTTCGGTGACCTGGCAACCGCCTACGCGAACACGATTCGCAGGGCCGTACTACAGTTGGCCGACAGGTACGCGGTTGAGATTGAGCAGCACATGAAGAACACCGCGCCGTGGACAGACAGGTCAAGCAACGCGCGGCAGACGCTGACGGCCAGGGCCGAGAACACGCCAAACAGTGTTGAGATCATGCTTAGGCACGGCGTCGATTACGGGATCTACCTTGAGCTGGCCAACGCTGGCCGGTACGCAATTATCGCGCCCACAATTGACGAGTACGGGCCGCGAGTCTGGCGGGACGTCCGCTCACTGCTTAGGTAAGGGGGTCGTACCGTGCCGATTGGTGAAGGAGCTGGGGTCAACCTAGGTGCGGCCAGTGGCCGGATCACAATCGACCTGTCTGACCTGAACAACGTCCGTGCCGTCTCCCAAAACGTCGGCGCTGAGGTTGAGCGCAACCTCGGTCGGATGGGCGCCGGCGCGGCGAAGGCGCAGTCCGGATTTTCTATGCTGTCCGGCGCCGTCAGGCAATGGGCCGGTGCGTTTGGCATCGCGTTTGGGGCTGCTGGCCTCGCGCAGATGGCTAGGTTTACTGTTGGCGCCGTGGAGACAGCGGTCGCGTTCGAGCGACAGTCGGTCGCGGCCGTCAACCTAGCTGGTAGCACGGCTAAACTTGAGTCGCTGATGATCGCCTACGACAAGGCGACCGGGGGCGCAATCGATAGGGCGACCGCGCTGGCTGACGTGACTAGGCTACAGGCCGTAGGGTTTGGCGACACAGCGGCCGAGCTGCAACGGTTCGTGACCGCGGCGCGTGGTATCAGCGTCGCGACTGGGCAGCAGCAGGACTACGTGATCTCCCAGCTCCAACTGGCCATCGCCAACCAGTCGACACTGCGCCTTGACCAGTTGGGCCTTGGGGTCGCTGAGGTCAAGACTCGCATTGACGAACTGAAGGCCTCAGACAAGTCGCTGACGACTGAGATGGCTTACCAGAACGCTATCCTGGGACTCGCCGAGGATAAGTTTGGCGCCCTTGTCAAGTCGTCAGCTGCCCAAGCGACAGGGATGGAAAAACTCGGTCGCGCGTGGAAGGAGTACAGGCTGCAGGTAGGGCAGACAGCCCGTACCCCGATAGATCTTGTTGGGGAAGGGTTGGCCAAGCAACTCGACGAATTGCGTGATGGCCTGCAACAAGTCACCCGCGACGCCCGTCGTGCAGGTGTGGCCATCGACTCAATAAATGGTCCGCTCGGTTCTGTCATACGGAACTTTGTAAAGATGATCAGCGCCGATCCCATCGGCGATTTTCTGCGGACCCACGAATGGACTGGCGACCTCACTGGAGGCGGTGGGCCCACACCGTTTTTCCAACGACGACCAAACCCTGCGACTATCGGTGCGCGGTCCAGCGTCGGGTGGGAGAGTCGTGAAAGAATCAGCGGCGTAGGGGCCGCAGCGGGGCCACGGTGGGGAGAAAATCAAGCGGCCGTTGAGGGCATGCTGGTCGACCATTCGGCTAAGGTGCGCCAAATTGAGACCGACGCCACGCAGGCCCGCCTAGACGCGACCCGCCAGTACGAAGAGCAACGCTCCACGACTATCCGCGACTACGAAAAATCCATTGCCCGGGACACCGAGGATTACACGCGCGCCCGCGCACGCGCGGAGATTGAGTTCTCCAGGTCGATTGCTGACGTGCGTGAAGAGGCCAATCGCAGAGAGGCAGAGCAGGTCGACGCCCTGGCCCGGTCAATCGGCCGCCAGCGGGCGGACGCGGAAGAACGAATCGCCGACGCGCGAATTGAGGCAAACGACCGCCTAATCGAGATCGACCGCGATTACCAGCGGGACCGTGAGCGGGCGCTCGAGTCGCACCGAGACACGCTGTCCAGCGCTGCGGCCCGCTTGGACGCAGTCGCAATATTCGAGGAGCAACGCCGGTTCTCCAGGGAGAGTCGTGACGCCGAAGAGGCCCATGAAGAACAGCGCAGCGACTTGCAGAAGCAACTGGACAAGCGGATCGAGGACGAGCAAAAGTCGTTAGCGAAGTCCATCGCCCAGCAGCAAGAAGCCCACAATTTTCAGCTGGAACAGTCGCGGGCAGCCGATGAGCGCCGAATTGAGGATATGCATGAGCAATTCGGGCGGCAGAAAGAACTGGAGGACGAGGATCGGCGGCTGCGACTTGAGCGGATGGCCGCTGACCATCAGGACCAACTAGATGAAATGGGTAGGCAGCACGCGCTCGACATGGCTCAAATTGAGATTGACGCCGCGGAATCGAGAACCCAAGAGCAAGAGCAACATGAAAAGGCGCTCGCAGCTTTGGGTGTATCAACGGAGAAATGGATCGCGGAGAATAAGCGGGTAACCGACGCCGCGATTCGTGAATTTGACCGGTGGTTTAAGACCATCAACGACGCATTCGCGGAAGAGAACGCCGCTCTAGGCCCGCCTACTGACCCCCATCGTACGTCGTTAACCGACCGACCGACCTGGGGAACGAGCCCAGTTATTACGTCCGACGTTGAGGAGCTGCTAAAATTTTTGCGCGGTCGTAGCTTTGCCACTGGCGGGTGGGTTGATAAAACCGGGCTCGCGATGGTGCACGCGGGTGAGTATGTTCTAGACCGGGCAACGGCAGCGGCTGCAGCAACGAGTCGAGTTGTGACGTTTACAGGCGACGTGATGGTCAACATTGCTGGCTCGACAAACATGGGCGCGGACGAACTTTACAGGGTGGCTCGTGCGGCCCTGACCGACGTGTTGACGGAGGTGGCCAATGGGGCTTCATAAGGTAAAGACTGGCCACAACCAGGCGCTGGTGGACCTGGTAGATGTAGTCCCGCAACCCGGCTCTAGGGGCCTGCAATACGCGGTTAGGGATTACGCCGCGGACATGACAGTCTACGAGCAGGTGCCCTACTTGGAATGGGTATGGACCGTCTTGCCGACCGGCACAATATACGTCGCCCTGCTGACCCAGTTCGGGTTGCACTCAGCGGTCACGTCAGAAGTCACTGTGTACACCCGTGGGGCCAATTTTGCCTGGACTAGGTACAACGCGATCGCGGTTCGCCCAGCCCTTGGTGAGGACGCGGAGTGGGACCGGTACATGCTGCGCAATATTAGGATCCTGCTAAAGGATTTGCAGACGCCCACGTAGAGGAGGCTGTCATTGCTACGGTTGTTCGTACTGGCGCCTACCGTCGTATTTAAGGCCCGGGTCAACCAGGCATCGTTTACCTACCCCCTTGCGCAAGTGACTTACGACGGCGTAACGGTAGGCAATTATGCCCTGTTGGAGCGTGACTTAACTATCCTGTTTGGCACTACGGACGGCGGCGACGACTTGGGTCGGCAGCGTGTCCGCAAGGAAGCCACATCCACAGTAATCTACTTTGGGCGGTCCAGCAACGGAACCAACGATGGTGAGGTCGCGCTGGCCAACGATGCCTACATCACGGTCCTAAACGACCGTCGCGTGTGGGCAAAAATTCCCTACGATACTGAGCCCCCTGTCACCCAGTACAAGGACCACGACATTGCCGTGGGGACCTACACGTCAACCCCGCCACCAGTAGCGAACACGGGGTCGCCTGCCGCTGGGACTATCGACTCCACTACGGGGAAATTTCGCGTACGACTGCCCCAGGGATCACAAACGAGTTACGCAGTAGCGACTGGTGCCACAATCGCAGGGTACGTGTGGACACTGCCGACAGGTGTGACGTTGGTCGCAGGGTACACGTTAACCGACTCGTTTATCGAGGTGAATTGCGACCCTGGCTTTTATTGGATTGGAATGGCCGTCACGGATAGCAACGGTAAAACGCACGAGGCCTGGACATGGATCCTGGCCCGCGACCCCGAGGCCGACGTAACGATCCAAGGATTTAATGTGCGGTCGCATCGCCGTACTGCTGAAGGCCAGTCAGTGGAAGTCGAGATCACCCAAGATCTTCCCTCGACGTCCTACCTCGATGGGACGTTGGTGGCTCTTATTGACGGGGAGCCTGCTGCCTCAAATGACAGGACAAATTTGTTGTTCTGGGGTTGGCATCAGCTTGACCCTGCAGAAGTCCGTGCCGGTCGCGAAGGAACGGCCCAACGTACAAGGTTGGCCTGTGTCGACGTTGCTGGCCGACTTGCAACGCTACCTGCCTTCCCACAGATGGTCGAGAACGATGCCGTTCGTGACACCGGTACTTACGCGGCTATCACTTGGTCGCATATGGTCGACTTTGACTTAGAGAAATTCATCGACTATATCCTGAGATGGCACAGCACGGCTCTAGAGTTGACCGACTTCTGGCCGACACACGCAACGGGTACTTACGCCATTGGGGGAGCGCTGCAGAGCGATGGGTCGAGTTTATGGGGGCAGGTCACTGGTCGTGTCAGGGCGTTTACGCCGGGCAAGAATATTGGGTGCAATAAGCACGGCCAACTGCTTATCCGTCACAACCCCATGCTTGAGAATTCCGCAGACCGCACAGCAACCGTGCAGGCCGTTCTGACTGCGGACGAGTGGTCAGGCATGCGATGGACGTACCAGCACGCGCCAAGAGTTCATTGGTTGAGAGGGTCCGCGGTAAAGGCTGTCGACCCTCTACCGACTAACGCGGATGGCCCGTACCAACCAGTGTACTTTTGCATCGCCCCAGGGTTTGCCCCTGGGCAGGGAGAGACCGCTGACGTTCGCGGCGAGATGCTGGCGGACTCCCAGACGCGACTTAACGACGCGATGGGGCACGAGTACGCCCGCCTGAACGCCCGTGAAAGTCTGTTTGATATCACGCTTGCCGGCAGCCAACACTTTGAGATCGACCCTGCTGAAATGACCTGGGTTACGTTGACATTACCTGCTACCTACGCGGCCCAGAGAGGTCTGTCGTTTACCGCGGCGCGAGGTCTACCCGCTGAGATCAACTTCCGGTACGAGGCGAGTCGTGAAGGCCTTGTGCGGTCAGCAACGTTACGGTGGGAGCGGGAGACCGTAGGACGACCTGCTTTGACGATCGTGCAACCTGAGGTGCCGCCGGCAGTTGAGGATGATTTTGTGGCGCCAACGCCGTGGGTTCCCCCGCTACCTGGTGACCCCACGGTTTTCTATCCCCCCATCAAGGGCTACATCTTCTGGGATGGGGCGCACGTCATGCGGACGTGGGACGTCCTAGCTGCCTCGCCTGTGTGGGAACTTGTAGATACGGGGATCACAGGCAGCATTATTGACGGGGTATACGTTCACGTAAGTGCGACGGCTGTCGGTATGTGGGTTCTTACGACAGATGGTCCGTGGTGGTGCGCGGACATCATGGCAACGACTCCAAGTTGGTCATTGAAGCTACCGTTGGCGACGGTGATAGCGGCAGAAGAGCAGATCGTAGACTATCCGACAAGATTCAACGGCATGGCTATCTACGGTTCAGAACCTGGCTATCTGATCCTAACATCATCACCTTCAGGCTTCAGTATTGATCATTACAACTATCAACATGCGTACTCTTGGCACACTCACGACTTCGGTGCTAACTGGACCCACGTCGATATGAACGAGTTCCTGGAGACTTTTCTGGGATACACATGTGGCTATGCGTGGTCAGACAAGTACAGTATTGCCTGCTTCGCATCGTCTCCTGTTGTGTGGATTGTGCGCAACTCTTCTGGTCTCCACAAGGACTTAGCCGTCTTCAGGTCAGATGATGGTGGGCATACGTGGACGAAGGGGCATACCCTTCACAGTCAAGTATCTCCGTCGTATATGGGGACAATCGTAGCTCCATTCCCGTCCATTGACGGCTATTGTTACTTCACGAATGGAAGTGCCGGAGCTGATTGGCCGTGGCTGTACGTCTCCACTGACGGATTTGCAACGGCAACACAGCGCACCAAGCCTGCCGGATACACAGGTATTGGCATATTTCAGAGACCAAACAGACGAACGTTTGTACCCGAGCACGTAATTGCAATCTTCAGAAGAGATTCCGACGGAAGTGGCATTGTAATGGAATCGGAAGATGCTGGCGTGACTTGGGCGGTACTCTTCGAAACAACTACAAGTTCGATCTCCTTTCAGACTCCTAACGGTTGGCCTCCAGACATTGATGTGTGGTTCTTGACGAAGTCTGGTGGAGATACAAATCCCATATCTGACGCAATACGTTACACAGATGACCGTTTTGCCACGATGGCAGACAAGAGCGGAAATATGACTGCTCTGGTCGGAAGTCTTGTTCTCTTCGAGTATGGTAGCAGTGGCTTTGTACTGCCGAAAGTGGCCCCGAATGTCTGATAATCTGCAAACTTTATGGGACAGAGCATGGGCCAGTGCCGAGCGACGGCAATGGCTATACGGACGTTTGGGCCGTGTCGGCGATGGCGGGACGGTCGTCATTCGTGTTCCGCATAGAACAGATTATGTTTACGTGCGAATGGGAGCAAACGGCGACCAAGGCATTGCTATTGCCAAGAATCGTGGGGTGGCGCTACGTGACGGTCTTCCGGTAAGAATGCGTCGGGACAACGGCGTTCTCACGATCTACGAAACAGACGACACCATCATGGAGTCTGATCCGAATGCTCCGGGAACCCCATCGGGCATTGCTCAGCATACTCACCAGCGCGGGAGTGGACTTGAGTACGAGATAGAGGCAGAGCGATTTGCGCCAGGACGAGTGATCAGCGCCAGTGGCATGTCTGTGTACATCAAACCGTTTCGGTATAACTGGACAGGGACTTG